AATATTTCCTCACCCCAACATTTATTATAGAACCAAAATAAAAGCACCGGTGAGTGTCTCTTTTCCTATGGAAGGAGGTTGTGTCTTTTTATGGAACTTTTGCGGGGCAAAGAGGCTAAAGGCATGGAAGAATCGGCAATTCATGGTATAATAAACTGTACACTAAAAAAGCCAGGCAGACGTTGATTCTACCTAGCTTTTTTCTTTATACGGCAGACAAACGGCAGAAATTTAGGCAAAAGAGTATAAATCAGCAATACTTTCGGCTGCTTTATCCCGAATGTCTTGCGTGAAATTTACATAAGTTTTGGATACTATTGCAACGGTATCACCGAGGACTGAGGCCACCAGATTTATATCGCCCGTCCTGGACAGCAGGAGGGTGGCGAAGGTGTGCCGGAAAGAGTGGATAGATCGCCCGTAATGCTTCCGGAGCCACAGATTAAGATTCACAGTCAGAGCGTGCATACCTTTTGGAGGGAAGATCAGGCCATTCATCTGTAATGGGTATCCTTGCTTATATTTCCGCAGTTCGTCCATGACCTCTGCCGGAGCAGGGACAGACCGCACACTGTTGGCTGTCTTGCAGGGCTTCAGCCCGTACTTTCCACGTCCTATCTGTCCCCACTGCTGAGTCACCCGGAGTTGGTTCCGGCAGAAGTCTATCGCATCCCAGGTCAGGCCGAGGATTTCACCAATCCGAAGCCCCGTTCTGGCGGCTATGAGCAACACTAGGTAGTGTGTTCTGTTCTTCCTGCCCCGGAAGTGGGATAGGATTTCCGACACCTCTTTGACCGTGAAGGCGTTCAACGGCTGCTTCTCCCGACTGGAGATCTGCTTGATGATCCTGGCAGGGTTTTCTGGGATGATCTTATACAGGACGGCGTGTTGCAGTATGATCTTCAAGGCCCGGAGAGTTAAATTCCTGGTTGCTACAGCAACCGGCAGAGCATTAAGCTGATTCAGTATCATTGGCATGGCCAGATCTTTGATAGGAGTATCCAGTATGGGATCCATGCGTTTAAGGCAGGCCCGGTAACTCTGAATAGAGGTGTAGGACAGTTCTTTTTCTCGGTCCCGCTTAAAGATAGGCCAGAACTGCCGCAAAGATATATCTTTCAGTGTCGGGTCAAAGGTCAGACCGGCTTCCTTTTCCGCCTGGCGAAGCAGTTCTGACTGGTATGCCCTGGCTTCCCGTTGCGTTCTAAAGCCCTGCTTCGTTTTCTGCTTCCATTTTTTTCCAACCTTGTATGCCAAGATCAGACACACCGAGCCGTTTTTCATCCTGGTTGAAAACGTGTATTCCATGTTTCCCCCTTTCAAAAGTGCCCTCCCAGACGGGAGGGCTTTTTTTATTTATTATTTCATTTTTGTAACAGGATTTTTCCGTCCCCGTTGTCTGATCCGAAAGAAAATCCGCTCATGGTCAGTACAAGATCATCTGCTTCGGCTACTGTATCTGGAACATCAAAGTACAGTTCACCGACCTTTTCCACGCCTGGATTCAGAGCCGTAAGGAAAATGTTTTTGTCGGTTCTCACGGCCAGGGTTACTGGCGAATAAGTGGTGTCGCCCTGCTTGATTTTGAACGCCCCGTTATTCAGTCGTTTGGCTTCCTTTGCTACGTTTTTAAATTTAACGTGGAGAACGATATATTTCCCGTTGGCTGTGGTCTTTAAGTACCCGCTATCGTCGTATACATCTTTCGCAGTCTGCTTGTCCAGAACGGTAATTTCGAAATTTTTATCTTTCAATGTGTCCCCGATTTTATACACCTTTTCCTGCTTTGTCCCGGTTCCACTCTGAGATTTTTGCCCTGCCGGTTTCCCGCCCAGAAGCCCACAGACGATACTCACCGCAAGGAAGATCAGAAAAGCCTTTTTTCTGGCCCCGGATTTGAAGAACGGGGCAAATTTCTGCGGCTTGATCAGTGCCAGTATGAACCAGAAGAAAATGACAACTGCGATTACTCCCGTGATGCTCATTTTTCAGCCCCCTTTACCATTCTCTGCGATTCTCAATGACTTTTCCGACTATCCTAACCGGCAAGGCTTCAATTTCGGCGTTGCTGTAAAAATGCGGCTCGTATACGTCCGGATTGAAAGCGTACAGGAAAATTCCGTTCTCGCTTTTCTTGACTTTCTTCAGCGTGGCTTCGTCCCCGTTGATCAAGACAACGGCTATTTCACCGGATTCCACGTCCGGCTGTTCCTTTACGATGACAATATCGCCTTCTTTAAACTCCGGTGTCATAGAGTTTCCCCGAACTTTGAGTGCGAAAAGTTTCCCTTGTTTAGCCATTTTCGCTGTGACTTCTTCCCAGCCGATAATGTTTCCAGCTGCATAGGCCGGTTGTCCGGCTATAACGCTTCCCAGGACGGGGATATTAGAGGCGACAGGGGATGGGGCATCTGGTTCCCCAAACAGTTCGTTCCGGGACACTCCGAAAATCTCCATCATACCCCGGACTGCCGATTCACGGGGTACAGCGGCATTGTTTTCCCATCCGGTAACTGACTGCTGACTAACTCCAAGCCTTTCTGCTAATTCGTTCTGAGTCATTTTCAGTGCTGTTCTTTTCTCTTTGATTATCTGACCAATTCCCATTCCCTGCACCCCTTTCACCATTTATAATGGTATTTATGGCTTTATTTTACTAAAAATAATGGTAAAAATAAATTATAATTTAATCGGTTTCCCTGTTGATTTACCATTTTAAATGGTATATAATAAATACAAGTTAAATTGGTAAAGGTGGTGAAACTATGCGAGAAAATCTAATCAAGTTCCGTGGGGACCATACCCAGCAGGAAATGGGCGAAAGATACGGAGTAGGCCAGCAAACCTGGTCTGCATGGGAACGGGGAGATATAACTCCGTCCGCCAAGAACATGCGGAAAATCTCCAAGGATTCTGGTATGACGGTCGACGAACTTTTTTTTCAGCCGTAAATACTGATTTAATTTGTAAAGGGGGTATGAATCATGGGAGATACTTTTAGTGTGAACATGGAAAAAGTTGACGAACTACGGCTAAAAAAGTTCTGGACTAATTCAGAGTTGGGGAGAAAAGCCCATTTAACACAATCAACCATTTATTCACTGAAAGCAAAACGCCGAAACGCTAGCATGCTAACAGTCAGGAAGCTGGCCGCCGCCCTGGACGTTTCCCCAGCGGAAATCATTGAAAAATAACTTTAGGGGGTGAAGGGATGAAGCAAGAGGAATTCGACCGGGAGATATGGACAACCAGGAACGTCGCCGACTACTACGGATGTACTCCCCAGGCTGTCTACGACATGAGGGATGCCGGGAAACTTCATCAGCTGGTCAATCTCCCTGGGGTTCGATTTTCAAAAAGGGAAGTCGTAGAACTGGCGAAGATGCCTGGCGATTCCCTTCTTCCGCATGAGGTGGCCCTGTTAAAACGGGAGTTGAAACTGGAAAAAGAAAAGAACGAGCGCCTTATGGCGTTGATGTTCAAAGTCGGTCAGCTGGGTTCCCAGGCTATGGCCGAAATCTTGAAAGGGGGTGAAAACAATGAACTGGAAATCTAAAGGGGCCGCACTTGTGATTGCCCTGTCAGCAATCACCCTGGCCGGTCATGCTGTGTCTGCTGTCAACGAGATTCAGAATCCGAAGCAATACACTTGCTATTCCCGTGTAGTGCTTCCGGGGCAATCCCTATGGGATATATGCTCGAAATTGGACACTAGCGAGGATATAAGGGAGGTGATTGACAGGGCGAGAACGGATAACGACGTGACCGATCCGGGCGCACTGCAACCCGGAAAGGTGCTGATGATTCGGGTAAAAAAATAATCCCCACACTACCATGTGGGGATTGGGTGGAGATTTTTCAATAAGTGACTCCACCTCTATTATACCACGGAGGGATGAAAATGGAAAACACCGAACAGGCCCGGGATCTGATCCTGGACAAGAAACTGAACGACTACAGTAGCTACATGAGAGATTTCAAGGCCGAGGGCGAACTGGTAGTCACAATTACTTTGAACGAATATCGTTCTTTGGTTGAAACAAAGGCAAATAGTCAAAGCTACGCTTACGATAATTACAACCTTAAAAAGCAGGTTACGGAATTGCAATCCGAGGTATCTGCAAAAGATAAACGCATCGTTGTGTTGACCGAGCAGCTGAAAGCCGCAGGACGGATGATTAAAGCGTTTAAGGCTATGGCTACGGAGGCGACTGCAAAATGAAAAATATCACAGCGATTTTCGACAAAATTGAACCCATGATGGATCGGAAAAACATCTCTGGAATCGTCGCAGTTATTGATGGTGACGATGTGGGGACTGATATTTGTGGGGATATGGACGAAATCCTCGTTCTTCTGCCCGATTTAATGGCAGATTTGATTTCCCAATACGGAGAGGATGCAATCGTATCCGCTGTGCGGATTGGCAAACTGAAATCAGGCATGCGTGTGAACGCCGAAAGGGAGAATTGAACATGAGTACCTTATACGAAATCAACGAACAGATTCTTCGGTGTGTGAAAGATGGGGACATGGTGGTGGATACCGAAACCGGGGAAGTCATTGATATGGCGGCTCTGGATGCCTTACAAATGGAACGTGACGAAAAACTGACCAACATCGGGAAATGGATCCTCGATCTGAAAGCTGACGTAAAAGCCATCCGGGAACGGGAAAATTGCCTTGCGGCAAGAAGAAAGGCAAAAGAAAACAAGGCCGATCAGTTGTTGGAATATATGAGCATGATCCTGGCAGGGAAGAAGTACGAATGCCCAGATTTTAAAGCGTCCTATCGGAAATCCCAGGCTGTTGAAATCATGGATGCTGGAAAGATTCCCGCACCCTATCTGATCGTTCAGGAACCCAAAGTCGATAAAGCCGGAATCAAGAAGGCTTTAAAGGCTGGGGAAGATATTCCCGGGGCAAAGCTGGTTGAACGGAACAACCTGTCCATTCGTTAAGGGGGATACAAATGGATCAACGATATATGAGTCTTTCAGAAGTTCCAACGGATGCGACGAAGAAAATTCAAGCCGGAAAGCTGAAAGGGAAAAGCGACATTAACCCACAATGGCGCTATGAGGCAATGACCGAAGTCTTCGGTCTTTGCGGTGAGGGCTGGAAATTCGAGATCACCAACACCATCCAGGTGCCTGTACCTGCCACCGGGGAGCTGATGATTTTCGTTTTCTTGAATCTGTATATCAAGGGGCCGGACGGATGGTCGGCCCCCATCCCTGGAAGTGGAGGCGACTTCCTTATCATCAAGGACAAGAACGGCATCCATGGGAACGATGAGGCATACAAGATGGCCACTACCGATGCCCTGGGGACCGCCGCCAAGATGGTAGGAGTTGCGGCTTCCGTTTACCGGGGAACCTACAGAACAAAGTATGAGCGGCAGTCGGAAAGCGATGCAAGCGAAAACGAGTTTGATTACAAGCCAGAAAAGCCACAGCCGCCTCAACATCCCAACCAAAAGATGGCAAACGATTTGGAAATCCTCTGCCAAAAGAACGGAAAGAAAATCCAGGATATGTTGACCCATTACAACATTAAATCGGTCGAAGAAATGGATATGATAACCTACTGGCGAACCTACAACACCCTCAAACATAAGCTGGAAGAAGCGGAGGCTCAAGCATGATCGAGATCAAAGATGTGAAAATGAAAGGCAACACTGATGTGAAGGTGTCTTTCATCGAAAGTGACGGCGGAAAAGTGACCGAATACGTGGTGTCATCTAACGAGGCACCACGCCCCGAATTCATCCAGGCAATGTGTTCCCTGGCACCAGATCTGATGGGGATCATTGGGATTTCCGTTACGGATGGAGACAAGGCCGATGAAAGAACCAACGTCCTGGGGTGTTCCTTTAAGCACACAGAGGACGGAAATTTCAACGCTGTAATCAAGGGCACGATCTATATTCCATGGCTTGATGCTGATGTTGCTATCAACACGCCAAACGTCGGGACCCGGCCAAAAGATGCACCCCTGGGGGCATATCTTTCTGACTCTACGGAGCGAAAACTGCGGAAGGTGCTGAAAGAAGCCGAGCTGTACGTTACTGGGAAGCGTGCCCAGGAAGTTCTTTTCGATGATGAAGCTGGAAGTCAAAAGGCTATTGAAAATATGAAGCTGATTGGATAAACAAGGCGGTGGCAGATGGAAACATTCAGTTACATAAGCGAATTGAACGCCTTCGATGCGTGGCTGACGTATCACGAACTGCCACCTTCTTCAATTGCCCTATGGTTTGCTTTGATGCGCATTAGCAACTCACTGGGCAGGAGAACAGAGTTCAACGCTTCACTGAGTTTGCTCAGCACCAAATGCGGACAGATGGATGAGCGGACGATTCGTAATGCCAGGAAAAGGCTGGTCGATGAAGGATTGATTTCTTTTCAGTCAAGAAAAGGGCTTCGGTCTGCTGTCTATACTCTTCATCTTTTATCAGTGGAAAAAAGGGAAAAAAATGTATCTTCTACTTTCCGTTCTAATCCAAATACGGAAATGAGAAAGGAAAAAAATGTACCTTCTCCTTTCCGTTCTTTTGCTGAAAACGAGGAAAGAAAGGAAAAAAATGTACCTTCTCCTTTCCGCATACATAAGAGTAAGAGTAAAGATTATAAGAGTAAGAGTATATATATAGGCGACCAGACCAAAGATGTTATCAAGGCATTTGAATGCAAGATTCACCCCGTAGCCAACCTGACAGAACGGGAAAATCTTCTTGATCTCATTGAAACCTACGGAACCATGGATGTCATGGAAGCGATTCAAAAGGCTTCCGGTTATCGTGGAACATCAATCCAGTACGTGGCCAGTATCCTGGCAAATAAAAAGAGAGGTGTACGGAATGGGAATGGAAATCAGCAAAGAAACCCTAGATTTCCTCAAAGTCCATTGCCCGGGGGTTATGACGAAGCTGCAGAACGCAAACGCCAGCTTGTCTTCAAAGAACTGGGCATCAAAGACAGTTGAGGAACAGGTGAAGGATGAACAGGCACCCTGCCGGGAATGCGACGGGGTACACTGCGGGCAGCCAACACGTGGGTTTTACCCCCTCATTGTTCAAAACAACGGGGTGCCACACAGGGTTATGCGGATGTGCCGAGTGGAAGAAGCCAGACGGAAACAGGAAAAAATTGACCGGCTGATGAAGAACAGTTGTCTGCCGCCGTACCTGGCTGGAAAAACATGGGAGGACTTCCATGCAGATTCGCTGGATGAAAAAGCCGCCCGGGATGCCGGAAAGGCTGTGGCGAGTGGAAGCACTGATCGTGGCCTTTATATCACTGGCCCGAAGGGTACAGGAAAAACCATGCTGGCTTCTTTGATCGCCAGGGAGAGATTGCAGGACGGGATCCCGACCATGTTCGTGTTTGTTCCTGATCTGCTGGCTAAATTCCGGGACGCAATTCGGGATGAGAGCCAAGAGGACCCGGCAAAGATTGCCAAGGATGCGGATTTACTGATCCTTGATGATATCGGCGCAGAACGGGCTACAGCGTGGGTAGCAGAACAGCTCATGGGGCTGGTCAACTACCGATATACGAACCGAAAGCAGACCATATTCACCAGCAATTACAGCCTGGATGAGCTGGCCGACCATATCGCCGGGAACGGTGACAGAGTGACTGGCGAGCGGATTGCGTCAAGGATTATGGCAATGACCGTGAGCATCCCCCTGCGGGGACGAGACCGGAGGATGGAGTAATGGTGCGGAAATGGGTGTGGGAACTGCTGATGATTGCGATTGTCGTTTTATTTTTAAGCGGGATCCTGCTGATGGATATCATGGCTATATATGCGCTGTTGGTGGGCGGAAGATAGGAGAATGAAATATGAGGACGTTGGAAGATGTAATTCACGAAAATCATGAGCTTATGAGAGATATCAGCCGTTTGGAGGATAAGAACGAACGGTTGGAAAGACAGAATCGAGATCTGGAAAAGATGGCCACGAAATACCAGCATACGTCAAACATTCTGGAAGAGGATAATCATCACCTGCGGAAAGCGTTAGACAGCTCACGGGATGTAATCGAGGATTTATGTACGAGAGTCAACGAGCAGGATGCACTATTGATCAATCAGGCGGAAGTAATCAAGGAACTGGAGAAACGGAAATGAACGGGAAATGGATCCCCGGAGTCAGCAGGCAAGACTTGAAGAAAATCAAAGAACTGCCCGTTCCGCTATTCCGGGAATGGCTGATCAACTACAGCGATGAAATTCAGTACCAGGGAGCGGTGGCTGAAAAGGCTCTGATCCTGGAAGCCCTGCACAGGGAGTTCGGATTCGGAAAGGTCCGACTGGAAAGGCTACTTGACCGGGCAATGAAAATCAAGGAAGAGGTTGAACATGGACAAGGAAAGAATAGCGAAGATCGCTCAAAGTAAAGCCTATGTAATGGGGCATATAGATCCCCGCACGGGGTTGGAACAGCTCAGTGAAGAATTGAACGAAATGAGCCAGGCCGCACTGAAATTAATCCGTGCGGCAGGGTGGAATGGGAATCCAACCCCCGTAAACTACAAACAGGCTCTTTCGGATCTGAACGAAGAATTTTGCGATGTGCTGATGTGCCTGGAAGTTTTAACCGAGAATGGGGCGGATGATCTGTATCAATGCGTGGAAAACGCTACCATCAGCCCGAAGTGGATTCGGTGGGCGAACAGGATCAAGGAGAGTGATTGCAATGCGGAGAGCCGTGATTCTTGATTTTCAGATTGGAGTTCGTGATGAATCCCCTTACGCCAGGGCAATCCTGGTGCTGGATGGGAAACATTACCTTTTCGATATGACCAGTCTTACGACTATGGCTCCCTATCGACTCGGAATCACCGAGTGTATGGCTTTCAAGTGCGACAGGAAGGGTAAGGTCAAGAGTTGGTCCGAAGCCTATGTACGACAAAATCATCAGAGCGTCAATCGGAAAAATTTGATGGAGTGTATTCTTGATTTCTGCGACATTGCAGATTTCGAAAAATCGAAGGGGTGGATTAGAAATGATGGATAAAACGGAAATCGAGCACAAGGTGTTGGCGTGGAAGGTGAAAAAAGTGGGAGATGAAAACTATCAAGTCGTTCGACCTCATAAATTCATCCTGGTGATTGATGAAGCAGACCTCGAGCATTTTAACTGTAGGGTGTTGGCAGAGGAACGGGCCATGAGATTGAATAGCGAAGAAAAGAGAAAGGAACAAAAATGAAATTCAAGAAGCTGTTTCCGCTTATCACTGCCACGAGCATCGAGGTCTATTCCAGGAGCGGGGAACGTCTCGTCGATGGCAGGACCGAAGAAGTCCCATGGGACATAGTTGACAAAATCAAGAATCGACAGGTTAACGAGATTTACAGCTATGACAAGGCGGATTATATTCCAGAGGAAGATGGCGATACGATAATCGTTATCGTCGAAGATGAACTGGTGCTGAAAGGGGTTAAAAATGGAAAACGTTGAGTTAGTGAGCATCACACCGAACGCTATGGAGCTTTTGAAACGGGTGGCCGGAGTTTGCTACCAGAAGGAAGCCAGCGAGAGAGTTGTCAAGAAGATTCTTGACATGGGGCATTGGAGCGTGTTCGAACACTGCTACGCAACGTTTCGGTTAAAAATTTCCGTGGCTTGCCTGCTTCAAATTACCCGGCATCGGCATCTGAGCTTTACCGTTCAATCGTCCAGGTTCACGGAATTAAAAGACTTCTACAAGACTGGAAATCTGGATCTGTATACCCGGATTAAGACGGCCATGGATACATACGACAGCATGGTAAAGGGATACGGCCCGGAAGCGGCAATGTATTGTATGCCAAAAGCAGCCATGTACGAGGTCTATGTAACTGGCAATTTCAGGGCATGGCTGGAATATCTGCCAAAAAGGATGTGCAACAGAGCGATGCAGGAACATAGGGCAATCGCTTTTGAAATCAAAGACATCCTGCAAAAGGAATATCCCGCAATATTCAAAAACGTTTGCCCGCCCTGCTTCGGATGCAAAGATAAAAAATGCTATGTAAATGTCTTTTTCAACGGAGATGAAACGAAAGGAGAAAACAATGAATAGAATCGTGCTGTTGGGACGGCTGACCAAAGATCCGGAAGTAAAGGTTACCAGCACAGGCAAAACGACCACATCGTTCTGCCTGGCTGTTGATCGCCCGTTTTCCGGGAAGGATGGGCAGAAGGAAGTGGACTTCATTAACATTGTGACCTGGAACAAGACGGCTGAGGTGGTCGGGAACAACGTCAGCAAGGGGCAAAGGCTTCTGGTCGAAGGCCGGTTACAGATTCGCAAATACCAGGACAAGCAAGGCCAAAATCGGACTGTGAGCGAAGTTATTGCAGACAGAGTGGAATTTATCGAGCGGAAAGAAAAAGACGCTCATACGCCAAATTCTGGGGCAGGGAGCGGCTTTGAAAGCATGGGGCAGGATGTGACGAGCCAGTTCGATGAAGAAATTCCGTTCTGAGGTGCGGTATGGTGAGAGATTTTGTCATATCCGCTGTTTCCGCTATGGTCGGTGGTCTTATTTCAGTCGTGATCATGGCGTGTATCCTGGTCAACCGAGGTGGAGACGATGAACACCGAAAAAGTCATTGATGAGCTGGAACGGGAGAACGCTTTTCTCCGTCATGAAATCTGGATGGACGGGGAAAAGATGGATGATCTGGAGCTGGTGAATGCGGGACTGCGGAAACAGGTCAAAGAATTGTCGTGGAAGCTGGATGTTTTGTATCGGATGATCGATAGCTTGGCTGGGAGGATCCATGAGTTCAAAAAAGTATGCTGATATGGGCGGGTTTATCTGTACAAAAACTTGCCCAATATGTGGAAAAATCTTTTATGTTCTCGACCCTGGTGCGTGGGCATACAGGAGTTACAGCAGAAAGAAAAAACGGACTGCTTATCTGTGCTCGTGGCATTGCCTGCGGGCCTATCAAAAGACGGGGGATTGAGATGCGGTCAAAAAAAGTAACGGTGGATGGTATTCTTTTCGATTCCAAGACGGAGGCAGACTACTATGTCTTCCTCCGTTACCAAGAAAAGACGGGGGCCATCTCTAATCTTCGATGCCATCCCCGATATGAGCTGATTCCGGCTGTCACAACCTTCCAAGGAAAGCGTCAGAGGGCAATCAACTATATCCTGGATTTCGACTATATCCGGGACGGAAGAAGGGTTGCCGTGGACGTGAAAGGATGGGCCATGGAAGATGCTCAGCTGAAACGGAAACTTTTCCAATGGAAGTATCCAACTATTGAGCTGCAATGGGTGGCCAAGAGCTTGAAATGGGGCCATGCGGGATGGATTGATTATGATGAATTGCAAACCCTGCGGAGAAGAGAGAAGATGAACCTGGAGAAAAGGGAACCAAAGAGAATTCCCGGTGTGGATAGGGAGACGGTGAAATGACAACAAAAGACGTGAGGGAAAAGCTGGTACACTTGCTGACTACCAATCCGGAACTACCGATTATGATGGCGGTGGTCAGCTGGGACGTAGTAGGGAGCGATGAATTCGCCTATTGGTACGGAAATGTTATTGCCGTTGATGTTGAAAATGTGTGGAATGATGGCACAGGCCGCACGTGGACAAGGACCGAAGCGGAGGACGAACCTTCTTTTTTCTATGAATTTTACGGAGATGGAAAAATCACCGACGACAAGGAAATGGAACAAGCTGGCATGGACTTAATCGAAGGATGGCCATGGAAAAAAGTAATTTTGGTTTATGTTGACACAACTCGACAAAGGTAATATGGGGGAGAAATGAGGTATGCTGTACAGCTGACCCCCATTGGATTATGTCGGTTACTCTTGTTGTCGAATGTCCAGGATTCGAACCGTTACAATCTGGGAAGGTAACGGAAGAAGAAATTTGGAAAGCGATTCCCGAAAGAAATGGCTTGTGGACGGCGGGGAAACTTGTCACCGAAGGAACGCTCCAATATTACGAGCTTGCGACCGACATGGACGGGCAGAAATGTGTATGGAAAACCAAAGAAGAAGCAGAGAAGTATTGCACGGTAATGTTAGCAGTGGATAAGGCGTTGAGAATGGGAAACTACGAATGAGGAAACGAGGAAGGAGCAGAAAGATGAACGAAAACAAAAATCCATGGGTGGTATTAGACGCAGGAGATTTTTACATTGTCGCCCGGAACGGCTCTGATGGAACACCGGATATGTTTAACAGACGGTACGATGATTGGCACGATGCCCAAAGAAGGGCTGACTGGATGAACGACGCAGACGGAATCCTAGACGCTCCGAGATTTGGTGAGTGATTCCACAACGGGGCAGAGATTTGAGTAATGGAATTCGAAAAATGCAAGCAGTGCAAGCACTTCCGGGAAACACTGGCCGTTGATTATGTCGAGAATTTCTGTTGCCATGGAAAATATCCAAAGCCGATTGAGCTGGTCGAAGGTTGTGACCACTTCGATGAAAGAAAATCACCGATTTGGGAGGCTATTCCTGTCGGGAAAAGGTACGGCGTGGCCAAGCTATATGGCATCGATGATATTGACCGCCTCACCTGCCTATCACCGAATGGCGATGGCACAAGGAATTTGTGGTTTTCTACTAGAAATCGTGCGGAAATGGTTGCCTCCGCACTTAACCAAGAGATTTTTGCAAGACAGATCGAGGAATCGAAGAAAGAAAAAGGTTAAGAGAAAATGAACAAAAAGAAGGTGCTGAAAATCCTGGAGAATTTGAAAGAAATCCAGGACGAGTGCATGAGAATTGACGATTGCTCCAAGTGCGAATTTTATTCGAATGGGAGATACGGTAGATGCCTACTTGATTGGGATCTGAACGATGATTTCGAACTGCCTTGCTATTGGAGCATCGACGAAAAAATTGACGAAATCAAAGAGGCAATCGAGCTGGACGAAATGCTAGCGAAAAAAGGAGATTGAAATGAAAGCAAGAAATGTGGAGTATAGTCATCCATCTCTTTACAACGGGGAATGTACTCATGATGCAATTCCCAACCACCGGCATGAAGATAGTGCCCCGGATATGATTCACCACCCAGGGCATTATAACTTCCGGGGGATGGAGTGTAAGGACTTCATCGAGAAGTTCGTCTCTGATCCGAAATCCTACTACGAGGGAAACATTTTCAAGTATCTTTACCGGTACCAGAAAAAGAACAAGGAAGAGGATCTGAACAAGGCCATGGAGTATACGAGGCTGTTAAAAGAGTATCTGTACGGCAAGAAAGACTAAATACGGAGGGGATCCAATGGGAATCTATTACAATTCATACGAACTGGACTTGAAGCACCAGCTTCAACACTACGTCGAGTGGAAGGTGTTCGTCGAGAACCAGAAAGAGGTCTTGAACAATCTGCGGATGGAAATCTCATTGGAACCCGTTCTTAAAACAACCAAGTTCGGCTTTGATGCCGGGGGCGGAGGATGGGACAAGCCCAGCCAGGAGGAAATGTACGTATCGCAGAAGGATGAAAAGGAACACCGCTACCAAGTCAAGCTGATGCAGGTGAAGCAGCTGGAAAGCCAGATCAGAATTCTGGATAACTGCCTGGAAGCACTGACCGGGACGGAAGCTCAAATCGTAAAGGACAGATTCATCTACGGAAAGAAGTGGGAAGCTGTAGCCATTGGAGCCGGGTGCAACGAGAAAACGTGCAGGGACAAGGCTCACAGGGCAATCAGTAAAATGTCCAGGATGGTCTATGCGGAAGCAGGCCCATCTCAAACCAATCTGAAATTCTTCCCCATGGGGTTGTCGGTTAGCTGACAGCCTCCATTTTTTTACAATGTGGATAACTATGCGGAAATGTGGATAACTTAAAATAAAACGTAATTTCTGTTTTATTACCGTCTTTTTACTGTAAAATGACCGAATTACACCCACTATAGCCGCAATTTCGGTGCTATACTAGTAATCGTGAAGGCAGGGACAGCAGGTTCCATGTTCATCACTCCAACGTACAACTTCATAGGAAAAAGGCACTTGCAGATGGGTCTGGGGTGCCTTTTTTCGTGTCTGAAAAGGGGTTCGAAATGAAAGGTATAGCTGACAAAATCGTAGAAAAGAAAATCGAGGAAATTGTCCCTTACGAGAACAACCCCAGGAATAACGACAAGGCAGTCAAATTCGTAGCCAACTCCATCAAGCAGTTCGGGTTCAAGGTTCCCATCATCATCGACAAGAACGGGGTGATCGTGGCCGGGCATACGAGACTGAAAGCGGCAAAGAAACTGGGCATGAAGATGGTGCCCTGTATCGTTGCAGACGATTTGACGCCGGAGCAGGTCAAGGCTTTCCGGTTGGCAGACAACAAGACTGCGGAGCTGGCGGACTGGAACGATGAACTGCTGGAAAGTGAACTGGCAGACATTGACGACATCGACATGGGGCAGTTCGGCTTCGAAGGTCTGGAAAACCTGGGGGAAGAAGAAAAAGACGATACGTATACAACTGCCATTAATATTCCTCAGTACGACATAACAGGTGACAAGACAGAAATGGGGGGGGTGCTACGACAGCACCAAGACGGATGCCCTGGTGGAAAGAATTGAAGCAAGCTCAGTCAGTGACGAAGAAAAGGAATTTCTGATTAAGGCAGCTCAAAGGCACACCGTTTTCAACTACCGGAAAATTGCCGAGTATTACGCACAGGCCAGCCCGGAGATGCAGGAACTGATGGAAGAATCTGCCCTGGTGATCATCGATTACGACAATGCGCTGAGAAACGGTTATGTTCAGCTGTCCGAAAGCCTCGAGGAGATTATGCAAAATGCTGAGGGATAACTTTTGTACGTTCATTTTGACCCATGGACGGGCAGGAAACGTAATCACCTATAAGACGCTGAAAGCAGAAGGGTATACAGGCCCTCTGTTCCTGGTCGTGGATAATGAGGACAGCCAGATCGCAGAGTATCAGAAAAATTTCGGGAAAGAAAACGTATTGATCTTCGATAAACTGGCCATCAGTAAAACGTTTGATACAGCTGATACCTTTGAGGACCGGAGAACCATCGTATATGCCCGGAACGCCTGTTTTGACCTGGCAAAAGAAAAAGGGTACCGGTATTTTTTAGAGCTGGACGACGACTATACGATATTCGCCCAGAAGTATGACAACCATGGTCGGCTGAGTGAAAGAAAGCCCAAAAGCCTGGACGATGTTTTCGAAGCATTTTTACAGATGCTCGATTCTGACAGCAGGATCTTGACTGTAGCCATGGCCCAGGGTGGGGATTTCATCGGCGGGCTGAAAAGTGGGAACTGGAAGAAGCCAATCATGCGGAAAGCCATGAACACCTTTTTCTGTGATGTGACAAGGCGGTTTGACTTCCTGGGACGGGTGAACGAGGACGTAAACACCTATACGGTGTTAGGCCAAAGGGGGAACCTGTTATTCAGCTTTCGAAACTTCTCCATCACACAAAAGACGACGCAGAAGAACAAGGGCGGCATGACTGAACAATATCTGGATGCAGGAACATATGTAAAGAGCTTTTACAGTGTTATGATGTCCCCGTCATGTGTTAAGATTGCCGGACTGAATTCGACTCACGCAAGGATTCACCACCAGGTTAGGTGGGAAAACTGCGTGCCGAAGATTTTAAACGAGAAGTGGAAAAAATAAGACGGAAAAGGGGGTGAAGCCATGCCAGCAGGGAGGCCGGAAAAACCAATAGACAAAAAAACATTCGAGAAGTTGTGCGGAATGCAAGCCACAGAAGAAGAAATCTGCGGCTTTTTTGATGTAACGGATAAAACGCTGGCGAAATGGTGCAGAAAAACGTATGGATTGAAATTTTCCGAGGTTTTCAGAATAAAGAGGGGAATCGGGAAAATTTCCCTGCGCCGTACCCAGTGGCAGTTGGCTCAAAGGTCTGCGGCCATGGCTATCTTCCTGGGCAAGAACTACCTGGGGCAGAGTGACGACCCGAACAAGGTCGAATCTTCTAGCGATGGGCCAGTGATCATTACAGGGGAGGATGAAATTCAGCCATGAATACAATAGTTCGCCTTCCCGAAGTAGTGGGGGGCCATTACGGGGCATTTTGGCGGTTCCGTGGAAGGTACAGAATCGTGAAAGGGAGCCGGGCCAGTAAGAAAAGCAAGACGGCGGCCATATGGTACATTTACAATCTCATGAAGTACCAGGACGCCAATTTGCTGGTGGTACGGAAGGTATACAGGACTCTGCAAAACAGTTGCTTTTCAGATCTGTGCTGGGCCATCAGACGGCTGAGGGTAGAAAAGTATTGGAAGGTCACAAAAAGCCCCTTGGAATTGGTCTACATTCCAACCGGTCAGAGAATCCTTTTCGTGGGACTGGATGACCCGTTGAAGATTACGTCAATCAGTGTTCCCAACGGCGTGTTGTGTTGGCTGTGGCTGGAAGAAGCCTACGAGGTGACCAGCGAGGAAGCGTTCGACAGGCTGGATGAATCAATTCGTGGGCAGCTTCCTCCGGGGCTTTTTACCCAGCTGACGTTGACGTTCAACCCGTGGTCTGACAAGTGCTGGATTAAGAAACGGTTCTTCGATGTGAAGGACCCGAACGTACTGGCCATCACTACCAACTACATGATGAACGAGTTTCTGTCGGACTCCGACCATGCGTTGTTCGAGCAGATGAAGAAGAATCCACGGCGTTACCGTGTGGCTGGCTTGGGTGACTGGGGCGTGGTTGATGGGCTCGTTTACGACAGCTACGAAGAAAAGGTGTTCGATATCGACGAGGTTCGGAAGCGGAAAGGCGTGAGGTCTGCATTCGGGCTTGACTTTGGCTATACCAACGACCCTACGGCCCTTTTCTGCGGACTGGTGGACAAAGGTAGCCGCTGTATCTATGTGTTCGATGAGATGTACGAACGAGGGCTGACCAACGCCAGGATTGCCGAGAAAATCGTGGGCATGGGGTACGCCAAGGAAAGGATCATCGCAGATTCAGCCGAGCCCAAGAGCATTGCCGAACTGCGGGAAGCAGGGCTGTACAGGATACACCCGAGCCGGAAGGGCAAGGACAGCATCAACAACGGTATCCAGAGGATACAGGATTACCACATTATCGTCCATCCACGGTGCGTGAATTTTCTCATGGAAATTTCAACGTACTGTTGGGACCGTGACAAGCAGACAGACCAGCTGATCAACAAACCGGTTGACTATAACAACCATCTGATGGATGCCATGAGATATGCAATCATGGATGCTGTCAGGGACGATGGTTTTTCTTTCGATTGAGGTGATAGAGTGTTTTTAATGGGGGCAATCAATGCTTTCTGGGACGGGCTTATTAGGCAGGGATCCCAGAGCGGCATGAACGAAGTGGAATTTCTCGAAGAGGAGCTGCGCCGCTGGCTGACCAGCAAGAAACGGGCTGATATGCTTACAGGCATGGCCTACTACGGTGATCGGCAGGAAATCGAGAGGAAAGAGCGAATGATGATCGGCCCGGATGGGGGCAGGGTGCCTGTCCACAATCTGCCGAATTTCAAGATCATGGATAACCAGTACGGGATCCTGGTAGACCAGAAATGCAACTATCTGCTGGGGAAGCCGGTGGAACTGAAAACCGAGGGCCAGGATGACCGATACACCGCCGAGCTGGATAAGATTTTCGACGATGAATACGCCGAAACACTCCAGGCCACCGGCGAAAATGCTTTGAACTGCGGGATTTCCTGGCAGTTCGTTTATATCGATACGGAAGGGCAGTTGAGAGTTCGGATGCTACGTGGTGACCGGGTTCTGGCCTTTTGGAGAGACGATGAGCATAAACAACTCGATGCCGCCCTTTACGTATATCCTGTGACCGTTTACCGGGGGCGAACCCCGGATACGGTCATTAAATGCGAATACTACACGACTAACGGGGTGCGGTATTTCGTATTCGACAACGACAAGTTACTTCCGGACAATGACAAGACCGATGCGGCATATATGACCGTCGAAGGGAAGCCCATGAACTGGTCAAGGGTGCCCTTGATAGCGTTCAAACGGGATCGGCATGAACAGCCGCTGATCTGTAAAGTAAAATGCTTGCAGGATGCCCTTAATCAGCTGACCAGTTGGTTTGCTGATACAACCAGCGAGGATATTCGCAGTACCATCCTGGTTCTGTACAACTACGACGGGGAAAAATTGAGCGACTTCCGGAGAAATCTGATGGCCTATGGTGCTATCAAAATCCGGAGAGATGACGGGCAGAATGGTGGCGTGGAAGCCCTGCACATCGAAGTGAATCCCCAGAATTTCGAACTGATTCAGAAGCTACTCAAGAGGGCAATCATCGAAAATGGGCGAGGGTTTGACGCTAAAGATGAGCGGTTCACCTCTGGGGACGCAAACAAGATGAACATCCAGGCGGCCTACAGTGATATTGATCTGGATGCCAACCAGATGGAGGTCCAGTTTAAGGCTTCCCTGCGGAGGCTGATGTGGTTCGTCAACACCTACTTGCAGAATATTAAAGGGGTGGCCCCTACTTCCAATGTTACCTTCGTATTCAACCGGGATATGCTGACCAACGAGAGCGAGACGATCAACAACTGCCGCAACTCCGTGGGTATCATCAGCAACGAAACAATCGTAGCCAACCACCCGTGGACAGAGGACACCCAGCAGGAGCTGGAACGGCTGAAAAAGGAAAAGCAGGAAGCCATGGACGACTTAATGGGCGGTGACTATGCCGCACCACCTGGCCAGGATAAACCGCCCCAGGGTGAATGATCATGAGTTACTGGGAGAAACGCTTCGAGCGAGTGAAAGCCCTCGAGATGCAAAAGGCCGATGTTTGCAAGGCAGATCTGAAAAAGGTCTACGAAGAAGCCCTGCAAAAGTGCTTGAAAGACGTTGAATCGTGGTATCAGCGATACGCTGACGAGAACGGAATCAGTTATGCTGATGCCCAGAAGATTCTCAACGCCAGGGAACTGAAAGCCTTTAAGATGGATCTCCGTGAATATCGGAAGCTGGCCAAGCAGGAGAACCTGTCGAAAGAATATCAGAAGATGTTAGACCAGGCTTCCATCCGGGCCAGGCTGACAAAGGCCCAGGAAATTCTGATCAAAACGCAGATGTACTGCGAGAGGGTAGCAAAGGCCCAGGAAATCAACATCGGTGATACCTTGAGAGATGTGTACGAGGATTCCAACTACCGTGCTGCGTATGAGATTCAGCGGATGAAGGGGAAATTCGAAACCTTCTCAGCTGTCCCGGAAACCCAAGTTGAAAAGGCCATCAATACACGCTGGGCGGCTGATGGAAAGGATTTTTCTTCCAGGATATGGGAGAATAAGGGCAAGCTGGTAAACACGCTCAGAAACGAAATTTCGAGGTCGTTGCTACTGAAAGAAGGTACAGGGCCAATGGCTGAGAGGATTTCCAAACAGTTCAACGTGTCGTACCACAATGCGGAACGCCTGGTGGAGACAGAAACGGCCTATGTACAGGAATCGGCTATGCTGGATACCTACGACCGACTGGGGGTTGATAAATACGAAATCGTGGCAACTCTGGACACCCGAACGACTGAAATCTGCCGCCACATGGACGGAAAGGTTTTTGACCGGAAGGGGGCAAAACCTGGGGTGACCATGCCCCCGTTTCACTGCTATTGCAGATCTACCACGGTCCCATACATCGATGGGGTGACCGATGATGATGAAGAAAAGGGAACCAGAGCGTCAAGGAAGAATGGTACCGGTAAAACGGTATTTGTTTCTGGAAAACTGACCTATCAAAAGTGGTTCGACAAATACGTCAAACCGCACGAAGAATGAGTGGCTGAGAAAGAAAGGATTGACGAAAAAATGATGATTTACCAAAAAAGGTTGATTCACGAGCGACCATTTTTCTTGGCCAATCCAGAGTGGTGTTATTACGACGAAAGCGAAGGAAGGTTCAAGCTGACCGACAAGGCTCCGAAAGAGGCCGTGGAAAGCTACGAGAAGTATTACGAGTACGAGAAACTGAATGATTCGGAAGAAATGATAGAAAAAATGAATGCAGGTTTGTAGAGCAGGTTCGAATGAACCTGCTTTTTTCATGCCTTTCCAGTACCGCAGGCGAAAAAGAACGGGACTGCAAACGCCAGGTGTGGCTGGCGAAAATAAAGCGAAGCGAGAAGAAAGGACAACGAAAATGACCAAAGAAGAACTGAAAGCATTGGGGATTCCGGATGATGTGGCAGACCGGATTGTCGAGGACTATGGCAAAAATTACGTCAGCAAGGCCCAGTTCAATACGAAACTGGAAGAACTGAAAGCGGCAAAGGCCGAAAAAGAAGCCATGGTCAAGGAAGTGGATGGGCTGAAGAAAGCCAACAAGGACAACGAAGCCCTGGCCGCTCAAATCGACGAGATGAAGAAGGCCGCAAAAGAACGGGAAAAGCAGTACCAGGACAGCATGAACCAGTTCAAACTGGATTCCGCCATCGAAATGGCGCTGACTACTGCAAAGGCCCGTAACCCGAAAGCCGCCCGTGCCTTGCTTGATGGCGGAAAGCTGAAAATCAACGAGGACGGGACTGTCAGCGGCCTGGATGAACAAATCAAGGCACTGAAAGAATCTGATGCTTATATGTTCGAAGATGGCACCGTCAAAGCCGGGGGAATTGAACCTGGAAACCCTGGTGGTAAAGACGATGCTGGAACCGGGGACGAAGCCAGTATTGCCAAAGAGTTTGGCGCCGCCCTCGGCCTGTAAGAAAGGAGCATTAAATGCCTATTAACACGCTTGAAATGACGAAAATCTTCCAGACGAAACTGGATGAACAGATGCAGGTAGGAGCCACCTCCGGCTGGATGGAAGCCAATGCCGGGGAGGTTGTCTATAACGGTGGCGATACCGCCAAGATGCCCGAAATCAGCACTAGCGGCCTGGCCAACTACGACCGGGACAAAGGCTTCGTGCAGGGTGCTGTAACTCTGAAATACAGAGATTACAAGATGACCCAGGACCGGGGCCGTACTTTCCACCTGGATGCCATGGACGTGAACGAATCCAACTTCATCGCATCTGCTGGCAACGTGATGGGGAAATTCCAGCGTGACAGCGTTATCCCCGAAGTAGACGCTTATCGGTACTCCAAGATCGCTGCCTTGCTGAAAGATGCCGGGCAAGTGAAGGAGGCTTTCACCCCGACTGCTTCTACCATCCTGGCCGAGCTGGATGCCGAAATCGATGAAGTAGAAGATATCATCGGTGAAAACCAGGGCCTGGTTATTATCATGTCCCCGAAAATCCGCACCATCCTGGATAATGCAGACGGCATTGAAAAGCGCATCGATGTGGGCAATTTCACCGCTGGCAAGATTGAAACCCGGGTGAAGATTTACAACGAACTGCCCATTCTGCCCGTTCCCAGTGCCCGCATGAAAACGGAATACGTGATCAAGGATGGCACTACCAGTGGGCAGGAAGCTGGCGGTTTTGCCCCTTCCGAAACTGCAAAAATGATTAACTGGATCATCATCCCGACCAGTGTTCCCATCGCTATTTCCAAGACCGATAAAATCCGTATTTTCGAACCCAACGTGAACCAGGGCGCAGATGCCTGGAAGCTGGACTATCGTAAATTCCATGACCTGTGGATTCCGTACAACAAGCTGGGTTCCGGCTACGTGAACATCGGCGCATAAGGGGGTGAGGGTATGATCGCACTGCGAAATTTGAACGTATTACGGCTTGTTGAAAGTGAGGAACAGGCGGCAATGCTGGAAATGCAGGGATACAAGCGAGTCACCGGCTATGGCCAGGAAGAAGCCGCAGAGAAAGCCCCTGAGCCGAAGAAAACCGCTGCCAAGAAGGAATAGGAGGTTAGGCCATGACCGATGACATTAAGTCTTTGATCAGTTTGGCCACAGGCTATACAGTCACCGATGATGATGCCGCCCTGGTGGATATCCTCTACAAGGCTGAGGTCCGGCACGTGCTGAATTTCTGCAACTTGAACGAGATGCCTCAGGAGCTGGCGGAAGAGGTGGACAAAGTGGTGGCCGGGAAGTTCCTGCAAGCCAGGAAAGCAGCTGTATTGGGGGATGCATCGGTATCTGTGGCAACGTCTATCAAAGAGGGGGATACCGAGGTTCAACTGGGTGGAAACACCCCGGAAGAACGGCTGGATTCCCTCATCGCTGTATGGACCGAGGAGCGTGATCTTACATGTTTCAGACGCCTTCGGTGGTGAGAACGGCCCTGGAAGATCTCTACCAGGATACTGCCGTGATCATCACGCAAGAAACAGAAGCCGATAAGGATACGGGAATCGTGACCACGAAAGAGTTCAAGACAGATCCCGTTCCCTGTCGGCTTTCGTATTCCAGCTTTCCGGCTACTGAAAATGATGGGGTTCCAAAGATGGAGCAAACGACGAAACTCTTTTTATCTCCCGATGTGGCAGTGACACCGGGAGCTGACATTGATGTCAATCATCTGGGCAAGACACTGCGGTATAAGGCGGCTTCTGTACCTGCCTCGTATGGGAGCCACCAGGAGGTGATCCTAACCGTTCGTGAGGTGTACTGATGGCCAAAGTGAGAGTTTCGTTGAAGGGTTGCCAAAAAATCTACGAGAACGCCCTCAAGCTGGGGGATGGAGAAGTGCAACAGGCCATGGAAAAATCTGTGGCCACCCTTGCCGGGGTGTATCTGAGGACGGCAAAAAAGAACACTCCGGTGGGCAAGAAGATTGTGCGCAAGGACCCGAAAACAGGAAAGGTGTACCGTTCCAACTCTGAGCATATGCGCCGGTCGTGGGACGTGGGAGAGGTGGAAAAGAAAGCCCTGGGGTACAGCCAGCAGGTTTTCAACTCCGCCTCTTATGCGTCCTACGTGAATGACGGTCATAGGCAGAGGCCGGGGCGGTATGTTCCTCTGCTGGGAAAAAGCCTGGTTGCATCCTGGGTGGATGGGTTAAACATCACCGAGAAAGCCCAGAAAGCTGTCCGAGAGGCTTCCCAGAAGGTAATCAAGCGCAATCTGCACGCCGTAGAAAAGGGGCTGTTTAAATGACCGTGACAACTGAACTAATCAATGGACTGGCCCGGAAGCTGCACAGCATCCGGGCTTATCCCGTATATGTGGACGAAATCAAGAACAACGTGCAGTTTCCGTGTTGGCGCATCAAGCTGTTGGACGATGCCAGTGTGAAGCTGGTGGTCGGGGACCGGTATCAGCAGGAAGCCACCTTCGATGTGTGGATGATCCTCAACGAGAGAGGGGAAATCGCTGATGTTCGGTGGCAGGTTGTCGACCTGGCCGAATCCCTTATGTACGAGTTGGAAGTCATTGCCCTGGAAGATGGGACAGAGGTGCGAGGGAGTGACCTGCACTATCGCATCACCGATGGGGTGTTGCACGTGTTCGTGACCTATGCCCCGTTCACCCGGAGAATCAGACCGGCTGGCGAGGTCATGAAACATCTTGATGTATCTGGCAAGACGAAAGGATGAACGAAATGGACGAAGAAAAAACGGAAGCGACTGCAACCGTTGCTGAAAAGAAAATGGATGCACAGACCATCCTGGCATCTAAAAAATACGCACCGCACGTGAATCTGCTGTGGGCAATCCTGGATGATGGTGTGATGTACACCGAAAGCCAGGTGGATCAGATGATCCAGGAAGCCCAGGCCCATGTGGTGATCAAAGACATTAACGAATAGGAGGAATGACGAATGGCACTTGGAGGCGGTACGTGGCTGTTCCAGAACAAGGTTCTGCCCGGCACGTACATTAATTTCGTGTCCAAAGTCCGGGCAAGCGCTGAAATTGCAGATCGTGGCTTTGGGACTATGGCACTCGAACTGGACTGGGGACCCAGTGACCAGATTTTCCGTGTGGAATCTGACGAATTTCAGACGGAATGCCAGAAAATTTTCGGCTATGACTATGGCAACGACAAGTTGGCAGGTTTGCGGGATCTGTTCTTGAATTTGAAAACCGGTTATTTCTACCGGCTGAACGGCGGCGGTGCTAAAGCGACCTGTACTCTGGGGACTGCGAAATATGCCGGTACCCGTGGTAATGATATTTCTATCGGCGTGCAGGATGATCCGGATACGGACGGAAACAAAGTCGTTTATACCTATCTGACCACTGACGGGATCCTGAAAACTGTGGACAAGCAGAGCGTTAAAACGTCTGCGGACCTGGTGGACAACGATTACGTGGTGTTCAAAAAGGATGGGGCACTGACCGTTGCGGCAGCAGTCAAGATGGCCGGTGGCACTAACGGCGAAACAGTGACCACGGAAGATTACCAGAAGTACCTGGATCTTATCGAACCGTATTACTTCAACGTCATGGGATATGCCGGTAGCGATACGAAGATCCAATCCCTTCTGCTGGCGTTTGCAAAGCGGCTTCGGGACGACGAAGGGAGCAAGTTCCAGGTGGTTCTGTTCGGGGCTGACAAACCGAACTACGAAGGTGTAATCAACATCAACAAGGCAAATGAAGTGACCGACTCCGGGAAGGAAAAGGGATCCCTGGCATACTGGGTGACTGGTGCGGAAGCGTCCTGTGCAATCAATGCAGATTTGACCAACACCATCTACAATGGCGAATTTACCGTTAAAACCCAGCTGAAACAGTACGAACTGCAACAGGCCATCCGTGATGGTCTGCTGACCTTCCACGTTGTGACTGATCCTGTTGATGGGGATGTGACCGGCGACGTACGGGTGCTGGAAGATATCAACTCTTTCACCGAGTTTACAAAGTTGAAGAACGAGTATTTTGCACTGAACCAGGTGATCAGAGTCCTGGACAACACTGCAATCGACCTGGCGCACGCATTCAACAAGGTGTATCTGGGGAAAGCCCAGAACAACGATGATGGTCGGGACAGCCTGTGGGCCGATGGGTGCTATATCATGGAACAGTATCAGAAAGTCGGGGCAATCACTGGATTCGTGGAAAGCGATCTGGCGAAACCCGTGCAGGGGGATGATAAATCTTCCGTTGTATGGACGTTCCAGGAACAACCGGTGGTCAGCATGAAAAAACTGTATGCCACCGTTGTTGTGGCATAGAGGGGGTGAAATAGATGCCGGATGCGATTAAAACTATGCTGGCAAAGGACGTAATCAATGCCAAACTGGCCACGGCTTATATCACCGTGAACGGAAAAAGATACCTGCTTTTCCAGGCAAAGAAGCTGGAAGCAACTATCGAAAAGGAAAAGAAAGAAGTTTCCATCCTGGGACGGGTGCAGAAAGGCAATAAGGCGTACTCTGCGAAAGGCTCCGGAACGCTGGAGATCTATAAGAACACCAACCTGTTCGATGAGATGATCCAGAACTTCGTGGATAATGGCGTCGATACCTACTTCGATATGCAGGTGGTCAACGAGGATCCGACTTCCGACGCTGGAAGAAGAAGCATCATCTTGCAGAACTGCAACATTGATTCTGGTACGATTGCAAACTTTGATGTAGACGGCGATTGGCTGTCTGATTCTATTAAGTTCACGTTCGAGGGCTTCCGGATTGCCCAGAAGTTCAACGAACTGGACGGCATGAACGCTTGATTGAAGGGCAGGGTTTTCCCTGCCTTTTCCTTTATAGATTTTCCCGAGGAGGAATAACTAATGGCTAACGAAAAAAATATGCGTGCATTCTACCGGGATGCCGTTGAAGAAAATAAATCTGTGTTTTTCCCCGCATCTAAACGTATCAAGGACGAAGAAGGAAACCCTGTCATGTGGGAACTGCGTGTTCTGGGATACGACGAAATCAAGGAAATCACCAAACGCAACACCAAGAACGTCCCCAACAAGGTGACCGGGGCAGCTGAAAAGAGAACCAATGCGGAGGAAGCCGCAATGGAAATGACGCTGAAATCTATTGTGTTCCCTGATCTGAACGATGCAGATCTGCAAGATTCCTGGGGCGTGGTCGGTGCCGAAGCCCTGCTGAAAGCTATGCTCACCCCTGGCGAAATCGTTGACCTGGAAAACGCTGTGCAGTCTGCCGCTGGATACAGCACCGAAATGGACGAAAAGATTACTGCGGTAAAAAACTCTTAAAGGGCAATGACGTAGACGCTAATGTGTTGTATTTGATGTTCATCAAACTGCACATTCTGCCCCATGTCTTTTACGAATTGCCTGTTTGGGAACAGGCAGTGATCTATGCGTTCGTCGACGTTTATCTGCAAAACAAGAAGGTTGAAATGCAAAAGATGAAAGGCAAATAGGGAGGAAGGAGGTATAAAATGGCCAAAATAACAGACACCATCGAACTGATTGACGGGGTTTCCCCGACGTTCGCAAGAATTGCAAGTGCGGCGGAAAACTATGCCAGCAGGATGCAGAGCATCGGGAAGGCGACACAATCTGTATCTGATTCTGCCGACTATGCAGTGGGCAGATTTTCCGCTTTGAAGAATGTATTCGCAGGAAGTTTCCTGGCGAACGTGGCTACGGGTGCGCTGGATATGGTCAAGAATCAGATTATGGGAGTCGTGGAGCTTGCTGACCATGTAGCCGGGACGAATGCCAGGTTACAGATGATTTCGGGGAGCCAGGAAAACGTGGTGGCCCTCAACAACATGATCTTCGAATCTGCCCAGAAAGCCCGTGGGGAATACATGACCATGGCCGATACCGTGGCCAGCTTGTCTGTCAATGCCAGGGATGCCTTTCCGGATCCCCGTGAAACCGTTGGATTTGTGGAAGGACTTCAGAAGCTGTTCGTAATCGGTGGGGCATCTGCTGAAAACCAGAAGTTTGCACTATTGCAGTTACAGCAAGCCCTGGCATCTGGTCGACTGCAAGGGGACGAATTCAGATCCATTACCGAAAACGCCCCTATCCTGCAAGATATGATCGCCAAGACTATGGGCATCACCAGGGGCGAGCTGAAGGACATTTCCACCCAGGGGGCGATCACTTCCGACATCATCAAAAAGGCAGTGCTGGACAATGCAGATGAAATCGAAGAACGATTTGCGAAGATGCCCAAAACCTGGGCGGACCATATGACCGAAATTAAGAACACGGCTATGAGGGCGTTCGGACCTGTGATTTCGTATCTGTCCCGGATTGCCAATAGCCCTGCAATCAAGACAGCTGTGGGTGGCATCAAACAGGCAATTACAAGCGTTGCCCCGGTAATCTATTATGTTGTGGATCTGATCAACAGGGGGATTAATATGGCGGTAGGTGCCTTTTCTGCGGCATCCAGGTTCATCCAACAGCACTCTTTTGCAGTACGTGCCGGTCTGATCCTGGCAGCTACGGCCCTGGGGGTATTTGCGGCCCATGCACTCTGGGCAGCTTCTGGAACCATTGCCGCTGCAGTTGCCGCAGGGATGCACGCCGCCGCAAGCGTGGCTGATACCGTGGCCATCTTCGCCATGACTGCCGCCACTGAGGGACTGACAGCCGCTTTCATGGGGTTAAACGCCACCATGTTCGCCAGCCCTTTGTTCATTATTCCGGCTGTTATCGTGCTGATTGTCGGGGCACTTTATCTGGGTGTTGCGGCCTTCAACCATTTCGCAGGGACGTCTATTTCTGCAACCGGTATTGTGGTGGGTGCTTTTTCCTGGGCGTTCGCCATTATCCGCAATATCCTGGTGTTTTTCCTCAACATGGCCATAGCTGTGGCCAACTTCTTTGCCGGCGTGTGGAACAATCCCCTGGATGCTATTTACAACCTGTTTGCGGATATCTGGAACGGCATCGTTGGACTGGTTGCCGCCGCCATCAACAATATTATCGACATGATCAACAAAATTCCCGGCATCGACAAAGTGAAGGCTGGGGGATTTGCTCATGTTGACTGGACCATGCAAACAAGGGAAATAGCAGGCCGGATTGCCAATCCTATTGAGTACAGCGATCTGACCAGTGCGGCCCAGTGGGGCTATGAGCAGGGAGCAAGCATCGGACAGATTTCCATGCCGGAAGTTGGTGCCCCTGCTTTCGACCCTTCCAAGCTGGAAAACCAGGCCGGGAATATTGCGGGGAACACCGGGAAAGGGGCTGATGCGGCAGAACGTACTGCTGATGCCCTGGACAGTGCCCAGGAAGATCTACGGTATTTGCGAGAGATTGCCGAACGAGAAGCAGTCAACAAGTACACCACGGCATCTGTGACTATCGAGATGGGCGGCATGACCAACAACATCAACAGTGAGATGGATATTGATGGGGTGGTGGATGTGCTGAGCCAAGGACTGCTTCAAAACATGGCCGCAGGGGCAAGGAAGGTGCACGCATGAGTTATTACTTTTACCTGGGCATGGTGCAGTTGCCCGTGCCACCGGCCAGGATGGAGCTGAAAATCAAAGGGAAGAACCGGGTTATCAATCTGATCAACGAGGGCGAGGCCAGTTTGATAAAAGCCCCCGGCCTGTCTGAGATTGAGTTCGATGCCCGGCTTCCCAACAACCGTTACCCGTGGGCTGACTATGATACAAGCCTGTTGGGCGGCCTTGCTAACTCTTTGATTGCCGGATCGACTGGTATTGATAACTTCTTCGGCTTTAAAAAGGCTGAGTATTTTCTCAACCAGTTCGAAACGCTGAAAACGTCTAAGGAGCCTTTTCAGTTCATCGTCTGTCGAATGGTGGGATTCAACGTTTTGTTTTCGACAAACATGACTGTTACTCTGGAAGATTACAGCATCGTGGAAGATGCTGACAGCGAAGGAACGGACGTTGTGGTGCCTTTAAAGCTGAAAGAATACCGCTATTTCGGGACCAAGACAGCCAAAATGGAGAAGGACAAGGACGGGAACGAAAAACTGGTGGTACAAGACAACCGGCCAACCGTTGGGAAAAATATCCCTTCACTGGCCAAAATCACCAAGAACGTGACCTGTTACGAAGCCGTGAAGATGCTGACCGGTGGAAAAGTCAACTGGCGGTCTGTGCTAACTAGTAACCTGGTTACCAATCCGCTCCAATCCATGGCAGGGAAGGTGTTGAAGTTATGACGGAAGCAGCTCAACAGCCCAATACGAACAGCGTGGTCAACTACTCCGGTGGGAACACCGAGGGGCTGACTATGGTCATTCATGTAAAAAAGACGGATGAATATTTCGTCCCGGCTGTCCTGGATGATGTGCGGCTGGAGCTGCACCGGAAGGGCGCCCCTGGGAAAATGACTTTCAAGGTCGTCCGTGATGAAGTCTTGAAAATGGGTTACGGTGACACCATCGATGTGACCTGGCAAGGGAAGCAGTTTTTCCACGGATTCATCTTCGAAAAGAAGAAAACAAAGAATGACTTGTGGAACGTCACCGCCTATGATCAGATGCGCTATCTGCTGAATAAGGACACGTTTCAGTACGTGGCAAGGACTGCCACCCAAGTAATCAGGGAGCTGGCGGAAGACTTTGAGTTAAAAGTCGGTGACTTGGACGATACCGGATATGTAATTCCGAAGCACAGGGACCCTGATGAAACAATCATGGATATGTGCCAGACAGCCATGGATATCACGTTGATGCAGACCGGAAAAATGTACGTGATCTATGACGACTGCGGGAAGCTCACGTTAAAAGAGATATCCAAACTCAAGACGGATCTCTACTTTGATGGCGAAACTGCAGGTGACTATGACTATACAGGGACCATCGACAAAGATACTGCCAACCTTATCAAGTTGGATCTGGACAGTGGTCAGAATGGCCACCAGGTCATATATGCCCCTGCCAATAACGCCGACTATCAAAAATCCCCCACCCGGAAACAGTGGGGGGTATTGCAGTATTACGAAAGCCTGAATCCGTCCGGTATGACCATTGCGCCCCAGGCCCTGGCCAACAAGCTGTTAGAGATGAAGAACCACGTCCGGCGCACTTTCAGGCTGAAAGACCAGGCTGGTGACTTGAGCATCCGAGGCGGCTCCATGGCCTGGCTGAATGTAAACATTGGCGAGGACGACATGGAAGAAAAGAAGGAAGGGCAGGCGTATCAAGTGATCGTGGACAGTGTGACGCACAAGTTCACGAACAACTGCCACTTGATGGATCTGGATCTAATTGGGAGTTTCCTCAACGGGAAATCGGATTCTTCTTCCGGCGATTCTTCCGGGGCTAATACCGGTACTGCTTCTTCTGGTTCTGGTTCTGGCTCTGCTTTCGGTTCCGGGAGCGACTTCGGAACTGGATACTCTTCCGGTTCCGGTCAGACGAACCAGGTTCATGAAGGACTCACCCAGGGAGCTGACGCTTGGGTGGGCGCAACGATGGAGAACGGCACCGAAGGGTGTGCCGAAGCTGTCGGGAAGGTTGGAAGTTATTACAGCCCATTCCTGGCGCAAGAATCCCGGGATGGCGTGGCCAGTGTTCCGACAATGGTAAGCGATGCCGGAAACAACGTGGTACCGTTTAACGCAAGCCAGCTCGAAGAAGGCGACGTGATTGTCTATGACGATGACGATCATGTGGTTATCTACGATGGCAATGGCGGTTACGTGGGCAATTCTTCCAGCCGGGACATGGTGGTGAACGGGAGTAACTACTGGGAAATGGATGGGATGCAACCGACCAAAATCATTAAGACGTCCCATTTTTAAGAGGTGATTCGATGAACGCTAAACTCTATCAGGTCATGCAGGAGATGATCGCCCAGAATGTGGGAGACATGAAGCCCTGTGACTATATCCTGGGGACCGTTGAAAGCGTTTCCCCGTTATCTGTGAGAATTAGCAGTAAAGATGTGATATCTTCTGATTTTCTCATTCTCACGGACATGGTCCGAGATTACCAAGTCGATATTTCCGTCAATCACAAGACGGAAAATGCGGCAGGGGGTAGCGGGGAAGCCAAGTATGCGTCCCACAACCATGCCTATGTGGGCCGGAAAACAATCACCGTACACAACGGGCTGAGCGTGGGGGAAGTCGTGATCTTGCTCCGGCAAGCAGGTGCGCAACAATATCTGGTGGTATCCCGGTATGGGATGCACGCCAATATCAGCGGTCAATGGGGGTGAGTGAATGAGCCTTTTACCTGTGGACCCGGCCCGGCCTGTTGGGGCTGTGGCCATTAAGACGACTGAGGTATATCCGAACAAGACGTATCGGATGATGATAGATGATGATCGCATCAGCGGAACTGTCACGGATAACCTGGAAGCCGTAGAACAGGCTGTGTACAAGGTGCTGAACACTGAGCGGTATCAGAACATCATCTACAGCTGGAATTATGGGGTGGAGCTGTCCGAGCTTTTCGGTAAGCCCATCCCTTTTGTATTGCCGGAAATCCCAAGAAGAATCAAGGAAGCACTGACCCAGGACGACCGAATCACCGACGTGACTAACTTTGATCTTAGCTACGACAAGGGCGGAAGCGTCCTGGCTAAGTTTACCGTGATTACCATCTACGGGAGCCTACAAGCCCAGAAAGAGGTGAGAATCTCCAATGTATGAGGGACAAACAGAGGACGTAATCGAGAAGCGAATGCTTTCGGTCATGTCTAAAGAGATTGATAAACGAGAAGGATCCATCGCATTCGATGCCACGAAACCGGCAGCCATTGAATTCATGCTGATGTATGCGGCCCTGGACTATTTCATGACTAATACATTCGGGGATACTGCGGACAGGGAACATTTGATTGAGAGAGCCAAAGAGCGGGGGCTGGAACCGTACGAAGCGACTTATGCCTATGTGACTATCGAGGCCACCCCGGCCACGGTTGTACTCCCCATTGGGAGCCGCTATTCCGTTGACGAGCTGAACTATGTCGTCACCAAAAGGCTGACTGCCGGGGGCAATCAGTATATGGCCCAGTGCGAAAAATCCGGTACTGCAGGGAACAAGGTCAGCGGCAGGGCGATCCCAATTGACTATGTAGCTGGGCTACAGTCCGCTAAAATCGTGAATGTTATCGTCCCTGGGGAAGATGAAGAAGAAACAGAAGCCTTTCGAAAAAGGTATCTTGAGAGCTACCAAACCCAAGCCTACGGGGGCAATATAGCTGACTACCAGGAAAAGGTGAACGCCATCAAAGGGGTGGGCGGTGTGAAGGTCTACCCTGTATGGGACGGTGGCGGAACTGTGAAAGTTGTGTTCATGACCAGCGAACACAAGCCCCCGGAAGCCGAATTCGTGAGCGAGGTACAGGAAGCCCTGGACCCGGTACCGTATCACCAGCATGGTGTGGGGATTGCCCCCATCGGGCATCGGGTGACCGTTGAAGCCGCTGCCCAGAGTGCGGTCAACATCGGTTTAAACATTAAATTCCTGGGAACTGATACCTTTTCCACCTGCCTGGCAGATATTACTGCCACCATCCAGGCGTATTTTGACGAGCTGAACAAGGGGTGGCAGGACACCGAAGTGGTGACCACCAGCCGGTACGAGAATCGGGGCATCGTTATCAGAATCAGTCAGATTGAAAGCCGCTTGTTGGCCCGTCCGTATGTGGCTGATATTAGCCACACGACGCTGAACGGAACAGAGGAAAACGTGGAGCTGGCCAACAATGCCCTGGCCACAATCGGGACGGTTTCTGACGTTTCGGGAGGAGCATGATGAAGAAGATAACCCGTAATGTACGGCTGGAAAAATATACCCCTTGGGTGCTTAAAAACGCCAAGGAAATCCTGGCAATCTGCCAGGCTGAAAACCAGGAATTCAACACTTTGTATGGCCAGATCTGGCGATGGTTTGCGAACACATTCATTTTCAACACCGATATTGCTGGGGTTGAGAGGTGGGAACAGATGCTGGGGATTTATCCCCCAGAGGGGGCAAGCATCTTCGACCGCCGAGCCGCTATCTTTTTAATGGTCAACGGCACCACTCCCTACACCGAAAAATCCTTTGAGGTGCTGACTGATGGAATGTATCACAAGGGAGCTGTTACCCTGGGCGTACACCCCGACAGCTATACTGTCGTATTGAACCTGGCCGATGATATGACCGAAAGAATCAACGAGATTCGAAGATATGCCCGGCTGATCATCCCCGCTAATATGACCATCCAGGCGGCCCGAACCGTGCCCGTTTACAGCCCTGTATATACAGGTGCCGTTGTCCGAAAACACTGCAAGTCGGAGGTCGGTAGGCTGGCAGGGGATAAAGTCAAGCGGAGTTCAGTCAGCTTCAACGTGGCTCGTGGCATTCATGAGGTAGACAAGTCCGACAATATCGAAATCACACTGAACGGATTGAAGCCGTCCCCCGTGATGGTACGGCACGGGCAGGAAGTCAGCCCATCGCCCACTTCCCAAATCGGGGACTTCGACAACCTGTTTTACGTGGATGCTGATGGGAACATCCGTCAAAAAGCTGTGCAATAAGAAAGGAGTGAATCAATGAGCGAGTTTAGCAACGTGAAAATCGGGGAAGCCGGGATGCACCTCATCGAGCTGTCAGCATCTATGAGCAAGCCCCTGGTGTTCACTAAATGCGAAATCGGGGATGGGATTTCTGACGGGAGTACCCGCACGGAGCTCATCTCGAAGAAAATGACTGCCCCAATCACAAGGGTGGCCGAGGTGGTAAACGCTGATGTGTCCGAAGCTAGAAACGTGCTGTATTTTGCGTATTCCAATGACGGAATTGCAGAAGGTGCCGGGTTCAGTGCCACAGAAATCGGGATTTATGCAAAGGTTTCCAGTGACTCTTACACCGATTCCGGGTGGGGAGGATATAAAGGCGAGGAAACGTTCTACGGGTACGCCTATGCCGTGGATGCCAAGCATGGCGAATGGATTCCGGATAAGACGTACAAGATGGATGTACAGGAATTCGCCATTTATACGTCCGTAGGCAATGCCTCTTCGGTAGGTGTGGAAATCAATAGCGACGTATACGCTCGAGAAGAAGATTTCGAATATCATCTCACCGACCCAGAAGCCCACAGCGATTTCAAAGGTTGCTCTGATGCTTCTTCCGGGGTGCGGGGGTTCGTACCTGCCCCCAAAACCGGGGATGGGAAAAAATTTCTTTCTGCTACCGGAGGATGGGAGAGGGCAGGACACAGCCCGTTGGAGCTGTACGACCTGATTTACCCTGTCGGGATCGTCGTCGAGTTTGAGAACAGTACTGACCCGAATACCGTGTTCCCTGGCACTACCTGGATCGTGACGCAAAAAGGCCAGGTCGCTGTAGGTGCTGGTGACTACTGGGAGAACGGGACGAAATACACCTACACCCTGGGCGATACCGGGGGCGAGGTCAAACACCCACTATCTGCCGATGAACTGGCGCCCCATAGTCATAAAGCAATCTGCTCCACAGATGGTAATCACAATCACGGCTATAGCCGAACGAATCCGGCGAATCCGGATAATGCGGCAACCGGCTCCAGCGCTGG